TCGGTATTGACGTGGTTGGAGTCCAGCGGCAGCGCTTCCGCGCGGTTGATGATCGTCAGATCGGACGCCAGCACTTCGATAGCGCCGGTCGCCATGTCGGCGTTGACGTTTTTCTCGTCACGCGCACGCACGGTGCCCGTCACCTGAATGCAGAACTCATTGCGCAGCTCAGAAGCCAGCTTCAACGCATCAGCGCGATCCGGATCGAAGAACACCTGAACGATACCTTCGCGGTCACGCATATCAATAAAGATAAGGCTACCAAGATCGCGACGACGATTGACCCAACCACACAGGGTGACCTGCTGCCCGACGTGGGACTGACGCAGCTGCCCGCAATATTCTGTACGCATGAGATATCCCTTAATTAGCCGCAGGCTGATTGTCGCCTGTCTCGCAGGCTACGATGTCGCAGCTTTCTGTATGTCACAACTGGATGAAAAAAGGCGGCTATTATACTGGAAATTCTGCCGCACGATAAGAGCGAAGCACGGCCTGACGCGCGTTTGCTGAACTCTTATTGCCTATTCTCACAAAAATTAACAAAATTATCCGACCGATAACAGGCCATCACGTCGTAAGGTGTAGAAAAGCAATTCATTTGACGGGAGTGACGATGTTTACACTAGATGCCACCAAAACCGCCCTTGTGGTCATTGATTTACAGGAAGGCATTCTGCCTTTTGCCGGTGGACCGCACACCGCTGACGATGTGGTCAGCCGCGCTGCGCGCCTGGCAGAAAAATGCCGCGCCAGCGGCTCGCCTGTTGTTATGGTGCGCGTCGGCTGGTCCGCTGATTTCGCCGAAGCGCTAAAACAGCCGGTTGATGCCCAGGCCCCGGCGCAGGCGCTGCCGGACAACTGGTGGACATATCCTGTCTCGCTCGGTAAACGCGACAGCGATATAGAAGTCACCAAACGCCAGTGGGGCGCATTCTACGGCACCGACCTGGAGCTCCAGCTGCGCCGTCGCGGGATCGACACGATTATTCTGTGCGGGATCTCCACCAACATTGGTGTGGAATCCACCGCCCGTAACGCCTGGGAGCTGGGCTTTAACCTGGTGATCGCGGAAGATGCGTGCAGCGCAGCCTCTGCGGATCAGCATCAGGGCAGCATGACCCATATCTTCCCGCGTATCGGTCGCGTGCGCAGCACGGATGAGATCCTCAGCGCGCTATGATGTACGTGGGCCTGCCCCAGTGGTCGCACCCGAAATGGGTGCGCCTGGGTATTACCAGCATTGAAGAGTATGCCCGACACTTTAACTGCGTGACGCGGCAATTTTAAAAATTACTAAAGAACGCCCAAGAGCATGTGTATTCTTTAGAATTATCAATCACATAAAATTCCCTTCATATGAAAATCACCAAAGTTCATATGAGTAAAAATGTCCCACCCATGCCCCAAACCGTCTCAAAAACAATTTTTTTGCCCCACCCATGCCCCATCACACCACCCTGTCATCCTGCATCACGCTGTTGATGAAGAACGTCACCCGCCCCATCACCTCAACCTCTTCCGCAGCCTCCCCCTCTATCGCTTCACCATCATCACAAATCAGCGCCCTGCCCATGACTCTGGCAAACTGAGTCCGTCCGCCGCTGAGGATTAGCAGAACCTGATTCTGTGCCAGTCTGGTGCACGGCTCGATAACCGCAAAGCCAGACGAGGTTTCGAGGATGCGGCTGTCCATGCCGATCCCGCAGATAATTTCCGGAGATAAACGCGGTGCTACGAAATCAGCCGCCGGTGAAGGAAATCCCATCAGTGCACCCTCCCCATGTTGCGAAGGATCCAGTATCTGTTATCACTGCCGTCAGTTGTCTTATCTGCAAAACCGGGTTGATAGCGTTCTATCCATGTGTTCGCTTCTGCGCGGCTGAAATGCCAGTTAAACCCCCGCAACTTTTTGATGAAGTTGTCTGTTCTCAGATAACGGTAGCCTTTAGGGTTAACCTCTATTGCCGCGACGAAGGCGGTGTGTATATCTGCTGTGCGTGGCATCATTACCTCACAAAAATACTGTACATAAACACAGTATCATATTGACAGGGCTATCGGTCAATGCAGATATTGGCTATCAATTTTCGTTGGTGTGCAGATTACTGTCCAAACGGGGATTTTGCTCTTGCGTCGACACTGTAAATGCATCTTTGCGTCGCTGGTTCCAGAGGCTGTCCACGGGCATTTCCACGCGAACACTTACGAACTGGTCGGCGGGAATATCGACCGGTTCGCCATCCGCCACACCCTTCAATACGTTCCTCGCAAATGACGGCGCTGTAGGGTATTCCCGGTGGAATGTTTTTACCAGCACCGATCCGTCTGCATTTACCTCATAATCCAGCCAGACAAGGGCTTGCCCATTGCGATCTTTAGGTATATCAAACCCGCCATCTATCCCACCCCATGCAGCATCTGAATTCATACCCATGCATCCTTCAATCAGATACTCACCGATAGCCTGACGGGTTACGGTGCATCCTTCAGATTCATCGTTAAGCTGACACGAACCATCACCGAACAACCGTACAATCGGGGAGGCGGCCTTCAGCGTGCCATCAGATGCACGGGTCGTATTTCCGGTGTGGTAAATCTGCATCCAGCCAGAATCATTGCCATCCGACATACTCATGAACTGAATAATTTTCCCGCTAAGAATCAGCGCAGCAAATGATTGTTGCGCTGCCGGAGTGCTTCCACTCCCAATATTACGGTCTGATAACCGTATACCAGAACCATACATTCCAGGACCACCAGAAGTTGCGGGAGTAACGTTACAAAAACGGGTTCCCTGGCTTTTATCCCAGATATCTGAAATTACGGGAAGATTTTTTGAACCGACACCAAATGACCCGGTGGCCAGTACATCATTATCCCCTTCACCAGTATTTTTAGTTGCCGCATTTCCCAGACCGAGTTTTGTACGCGCTCCAGCGGCAGTCTTATCACCAGTCCCCCCCTGTGAAATACTTAGCGCTGTAGTTAGCCCGGAAAGGCTGGTAATGTCGCTGTTATCCCCTTTCTTCGCCAGCGATTTTTGACCCGGCACGGTAACGGCAGTGCCGTTGATAGTGATGGTGACATCAGATGTCCCGTTCATTACATCAGCGAACCCGCTCATGTAGCGCTGGTACATCGTGAAGGTTTCAGCGATATCCTGCGCCAGCCCATCCACGCTCAGACTGTCACTCAGAAGAATGGCAAATCGGGTTCCGGCGGGAACTGCTGGGTTAGCCGCTGGCGTTACGGTGAGACTTGTTGCGCTGCCAATGGTGGTAATCTGAAATACCTGCACAGGGCTGGTCATTGCAATAACGGTACAGCCGTTACGAATAAGAGAACCAGCAGCAGTGAAGTTTGTGCCGGTACCTGTAAGGGTGTTTCCGCTGATGGCGATAGTGCCAGTAGTATAAATCATGTTTTCTCCAGGCAATAAAAAAACCCGCCGGAGCGGGGTTTGTTCAAAACTGAATGGGTTAGTGGCAGGTGGTGCTGGTGAACGTGTTGGCGCTCACCCATGACCAGTTAAAGGGATAACCGGCGCGGTACTGCGTCTGATTGTTTTGTTTACGGACTCCGTAGATCTGGACGCTGCTTTCCTGTCCGCCGACCAGGGCTGTTCCGGTGCATACGGGTTGCTGCTTCTCAATAACGCCAGCGCAACCGGAGAGCAATACCGCTACCGCCAGGCAAAGAATCATATTTTTCATAGTGGTTATATCCCAGGGCATTCATGAAACTACACAATAACAATATGAATCAATGGGATATAATTGATTTGGTAGATCAATTATTCAAAATTGATCGCTAAAAACGATCAATCATAATTGGCGCAGTTAATGGCCATAATCACGTTCCTCAGATTCGAATACGCGACGTTCTGAAGGTCGCCGCCGGGGGTTGTCTGCGGCCTGGCGAATATCCGCGTATTGCTTCCCTCAAGTTTTGCCATGCTCTTGTATATGGCCGAGTAGGGCTGCGGTTGACCGCCAGCCGATACAACCCCGGTAATTAGCCCCAGCATGGCAGGCATGCAGGCCCACTTCCCCGCCAGAGTTGTATTGATGTTGTATCCTGAGCTGGCATCCACCCCGGCGGTACCGAGGGTGACAACATCGCTCAGCGTGCGCGTTTCGTTTGTTAAAATCAGCGTCCCTGATGCATCCCACACAGCCAGCCCGTAGTCTGGCTTTGTCTGCGGGAAAATAGAGAAAAAATAAACGTACGCTGTGCCGGTTGCATTCGGTCTGAGAAAATCAATCGTGATGGTGTTCCCGCTTATCGTCTGAGTGATTTCGACCTCAACCGTGCAATGAACGAAGGCGACAACAGGCTGACCTGCGGGGAATGTGTGCGTCACTTTGGTATTAAACCCCGATGTTCCCTGAAGTGCCGCTGTCTTTCGTGCCTGTAGAGCGATTGGCGAGCTGTTCGCAGTCACCCATACTTCCCCGCTAGTCGTCGTCAGTAAAACGCCATACTCCGCCATTTATGCCCTCTCGATCTGGAAAATGAGATAAGCCGCTGCCGCAGGCTCAGTCCCTGCTGAGTAGTCGGTATCGCCTACTGCTGACACTGTTGCGGTTCCCCCCAAAATAGTGATCTTCCTCCGACTCGTTCCAAACTGATCACCGTTCATGCTCTGAAAATAGGTCAGCCTGCAACCCGGTGGAAGCGCTACGGTGTAAGAGCCTGTTTTCTGGTTCTGGGCCAGCTGGAGATAGCCACAAACGCTGACAGGCTTAACGCCATAGTTATTTACATTGCCTGAGGCGTCCCATGTCTGAACACCATATTCCGCCATCCAGTCCTCCTGAAAAAAAAGAGGCCCCGTAAGAGGCCTCCCGTTACCATGTTCCCGTGATTCTCCCGATCTGCACCCTCAACACATTGTTGGCATCCTTGACACTGATCGTTTGATTAGTCTGCTTCATGGCTCCCTCACCAGCTGTCGAACCGTAGTTCTCAAACGTACCTCCCTTATCCAGCCTCCATCCGACTGAGCCAGCGACATAGTTATTGGACTGGATGTAGTTGCCAATCTTGGCGTTGCCGATGGTGCCGTCCTGAATGAAGGTTTCCCGGATAAACACCTGCCCGTTCTGGATAACGAACGGCAGTGTAACCGCTCCCCCCGCCTGCGCCATTACCGCGAAACGGTCAGCCACAAACAGCACCTGTGATTGCATGCCGGACGGCGTATTCTCAACACCTATCCCCATACCAGCAGCATACTGTTTTCCGTTCGCATCCACGGCAACCTTGATGCTGTACATCGCCTTCAGGTCGCCGTTGACGTTCGCAATGGCCTGAGCGTTGGTTGTGATGGCTGATGTGTGCCCGTTGATGGTCGCCGTAATGTCGTTTATCTGCGTGGCCGTGGCCTGCTGATAACTGGAAAACGTCTGGTTCAGGCTGTTGATTGCTGCCTTGTTGCCGTTCACGTCAGTCTGCAAACTCAGCTGCGAACGCGCTGTTGCCTCCCTGTCGCTTGCCATAACATTATCAATACGATCGATGCTGGCCTTACTGTCACCGTACTGCGCGCTGAGTGTCATCCGCTGATTAACCTGCGCAAGCGTACTCGTTATTAGCGCGATGGAGTTACTCTGGATGCCGCCGCTGGCAGTATCTGTCCTTGCTCCCAGTTCCTCCAGACGGGATGCCATTGATGAAGTCGTGTCGGTGACAACCTGTCGCAACGTGGTAATATCAGCAGTGTTTTGTGAGCTGGCTTGTTCAGCTGCATCTGCCTTACCTGATGCAGCGTCAGCTTTACTCGAAGCCGAATCAGCTTTATCAGAAATGACCTGAGTACTCGCAGTGAGCTGGTCAACAGCAGTAGCCCTTGCCTGAGCTTCATCTGACAGAGCCTGCCTTACCTCGGTAACTCCCGCCTCGTTCTG